AAGACCATGCGAGTTCGCCTACCGGCGTACCCGTTTGTGACGGTTAAGGGTGAGTCCCAAACCAGCTCTCGTAAGAGATCTGGGATGGGCGTCCCTAGTCGTCGAATCGATCAGGAAACCAAACAGCTTTGGCAAGCTGTATGGTGCGGTTTGATATCTTGTGGCCTTGGAACGCGTGCTGGTTCGTGGGAGTTTAGAAAGTGGCTTGGAAGATCCGTTGCCCGCAACGGATGGCTCGAGTCCGCACGTACACTGAAGTACGTGTGTGGGGAGCTTCGTGCTTCCTCTCTTGAACAGAGAGGTGCTCGACTTTCCCCTTGCTTTCACTTTCCACGTGAACTTCTTTTCTGGCTCAATAACAACCTTGATACTAAAGGTAAGCTCGCCTTCAGTCGAGTTGCCCGCGCATTGCCATGCGCGCCTGAGGTTGTTCAGAAAGAAGCAATTGACCAGCATGTGCAAACACTTTCCGTGAGACATGTGACTCCTCCTAAGTTGCTGGAGGATATTGAGGATCACATTTACACACTCATGAAAGGTGCGTTCCAAAGAATTTCTTCGTTTTCCGTGCCTTCTTCGTCCGGCGCTACGGTCGAATCTGGAAGAAGCGAGGGTGGTTATAACGGTTACCTCGCGAGTAACGCACGCGCAGCTTGGCGACAAGCTTCGCAGCGTCTTCGCGGTGGTGCACCCGTTCCTGGCTCCGGCTGTCCGGAACCATCTCCACTCGCTTCCTGGTTCGAGCGTAGACTCAGTTTGCGTATTCGCAAAGCATCTATGTACTATTACCCTACAGTGGCAAGCGCTGAACGGAACCTGACCTACGCAACTGGTTGGGTCCTCCGTTCGGCAGAGGGTTCGAAAGTAGTACATAATGCTAGCGTGATAGCAGAACTGGGGATGAAGGCTCGGATCATTACCATTCCGCCTGCAGCGTGCTTTGCCAGAGGTGACCTTGTACGACAAGCACTCTGGCCTGCTATACTTAAGAAGGTTCCACAGATTCTCCCGTATGCCCCGCATACTGAGGAGAGGATCCTTCAAAGGTTGGCAGGTTATAGACATGATAGTAAGATCTTCCTCTCGGCGGATCTTACTTGTGCCACGGACGGCTTCGGGCATGATGCGATACTGGCTGTCACAAGGGGACTTGAGCGCGCGGGACTTCCGCGCCTTCTTGTAACCGAACTCCAAGAGTCTCTGGGAGTTGCCAGTAAACCACATTATGTCAGATACCGTTTGTCGGACATGTCTGATAGTCAAGCACGTAGCTGCAGAACACGTTACGCAGTGGAGGGAGACTTTGTTGAAGTCCCTAAGCAGCGAGGGTCCCTCATGGGAACTCCTTGTTCGTTTTCGATACTTAGTCTTTTGAACCACTGGATGAGTCACCGTCTTGGTCCAGCCAGAATCATCTGCGGAGATGATTTGGCTGCTGTGACTCATAAGGATAACGTGTCTTCCTATGCGCAGCGCGCCAGCGCAATAGGAAGCAAACTCCATGATGGAAAGTCGTATAGGTCTCGGATAGGCTTCGTTTTCTGTGAAGCTTATGCACTGTCTGCCAGAGACGGTGTCGGACTTGTGTCCTTTAGACCTCCATCCATTAAAGAGTTTGTTAGGAAAGGTAATGGGGTCATGTCTCAACATTCTGTAGACCCATCTTCGTTCAATCGACTTGCACGCTGCGCAAGGACAATCTACCGCAACCAGCGAAAGATTGCAACGAAGAATCAGAGACCGCCAGAGCTCCCGGCTGCACTGGGAGGACTCGGACACCCTTGCAAGGGGCGCCTCCGAGTTCCAGTGTGGTGCAGGCGAGCTCTGTTCGAGCTGTATCTGTGTGAGAATGTTGAGCACTCTGGTGCGTATGACCCAACGAAGATTATTCGAACTCTCCAAGTCCCAGCAATTCCTACGAACAGGAAATTGCTGAAGACATCTCTTGGAAGGATTAATGATCACCTTTGCACGAAGGTGATTGACAGTGACCAAATCCAACCTGGAGATGACTTTCTCACCAATGCTGAGGTTGCTACGTACCGTGCAGTACAAGCCAACCTTGAGTACCTTGCCAATGGTGGGAGGATGAAGAGAGTTCGACCACAAGATGTCAAACCGGGAAAGCAGAGGTGGCCCAAGCCGTGCGCCAGCACGGGGGTCTTGTCCACTCAAACGAGAATTCGTAAAGTTCTCGAGTGGGACAGGAGAGCTCGGTGTGAGCTCGGTACCTACTTTCCTCCTGAATTTTCG